ATTATAAGTTCCAAAAGGATTAACTTTCTTAATACCAAGAATTTCTTCTAATTCTTTTACTTTCTTAATATCAGGATCTTCATTAACTTTACCGTCTGTTAAATTTAAATTATCTAATTCACTCGGTTTCTTCTTGGATTTAGCCATATATTAATTATACAAAATAAAACATCAATTTAAAAAATAAAAAAAGCGCCACCCTTTCGGATGACGCCTTTTTGCGTTATATTATAATTACATGATAAGACCGACGAGAGCGCGGTTATCAAGAACCATACGACCCTCTTCGAGACCACCGTAGTAACCAATCTTGCCCTGACGAAGAGTATATTGATCGTCAGCAACGAGAGTGAATTCAGAACCTGTATCAGAATCAACAGCAACAGCACGAATCAAGGAATCGCGGCTTCTATCAAGACCGATAAGAATTTCTTCAGTAGATCCATCAAATGCACCTGCAGCGCCACCGCCATGACCAGCGTACTCAGTAGCACCAGCAACTGTATCAAAGATAGTATTGAACTTTTTACCAACACCGAGTTCAAGAATTTCCATGATGCTGACACCATAGAATTCAGGAAGACCAGCTTGGCTGAAGATTTGATCGCGAATAGCGTCTGTTGCAACAACAGGAGCATTAGCGGCTGTTTGACTATTAGCTGTACCTAACTTAGCTGGAGCAGCTGTGTTGATTGGGTTGTAAGCCATAGCGCGAATTTCTTCTACGACTTCAGGAGAAACGATAAGATCAGTAAGACCTCTACGAGCACCAGAAGGAGTACCACCAACGAATGAAGCGTTAATACGCTTAATCTTAGTGAATAACTTATTTAAATCTTCCAATACGAATCTACCAGCACCAGCTGTACGGAAAACATGGTAATTATTAGCAGCTGTAGAACTGTTACCAGTTGAAGCTTGAGCAAGAGCGGTCATGATAAGATTAGCAGAAGTTCTTTCTTGCTTAAGCATAACTTCTTGAGCTACGCGAGTGAAAGACTTGCTGACAACATCTAAACGGCTCTTAGCAGCATACTTCTTATCGAAAGCGACAGTGCTATCGAGCTTGTATGTAGCCAACTTGAGTTCAGAAGCTAATGGTTGAACGATGTTTTGAGGAAGACCACCGGCAACAGTTTGGCTGTAAACTTTGATGTAATCTTCGTCAAAAATATCATAGTAAAGATCCAAAGGAATGGAAGGATTATCTTCAGCATTAAATTGGAGGCTTGTGAAAAGATTAGAAACTGTTGGAGCGTTGTTGATAACTTCAGCTAAAACTGGGCCAATAAACTCAGCCAAAGCGACTTGAGCTTCATAAGCGGTTTCACGATTACGTGAAGCCATAGCCTTAACTAATTCAACCTGCTCATCTGTTCTTTTTAAAACGATTTTCATGTTATTAGATTTTTAAATTAAATTAGAGGGTTGATGGATTGACACAATCGATTTGAACGAGAGCGTACTTAGCACCAGCAGTACCGGTGCCAGCATAATAATCGCTCTTGCCATTTTGAGAGACTCTTGAACCAGTGGCCAAGACTCTGCCAATGATAGTATAAGCAGAAGCTAAGTTGCCAGTTGAAGCGACTTGTGTAGAAGCTAAACCTGTAACCTTACCAGCAGTTGTTGAAATCAACAAATGGGAGTTAGGAGCCATATTAGCATCAACCCAATCGATTGCTGTATCAGCAAGAGTGAAGATACCACGGGTAGCAACAGGTACAGCCTGTCCAGTAAGAACAGCTTGGAGTTCTTGTCTCTTGACAGGATTATACAACAATTTCTCACCATTTTCATCGTTCTGGAGAGTTTGATTGAGCGTAATACCAAGAACTGGAGCACCAGTGGTAGCCGCAGTGAAAGTAAGAGGAACAGAAGGATACTGAGCAGCGCCAAGGAATGGATAATCAGTATTTCCGAGATAAGAGTTAGCAGCATAAGTAATTGGATCTTGATCCAAATTACCGGCTGAAACCTTGACGAAAACACCAGCTGAACCGTTACCATTTGTTGATGGGGCGGAATCAGCAGTGTCGCTAGCAAATAGATTAATTACATCGTATTCGCTATACTGTCTAAATGGATATAGTCTTAATGCCATATATTTTAGTATTTAATTGTTATATTGTCTTTCGAAAAAGCTTTTGAAAGTCTTTCTTTCCAAGAAACAGTGGCTTCGGTAACTTCAATAGATTGAGCAGGAACAGCAGGTGTTTCAACTTTAGCATTTGCAAGAGCTGTTTCTACTTCAACTGTTGCAGCAGTATTTGAAACTGTTGTTTCAGTAGCGGTAGGTTGAACCGCTGGCAATCTCTTAGCTAATTCAGCTTCTAATCTCTCTTGGAAAATTTTCTCCTGTTCAGCTTTAAAAGCCTTGCTCTTATGCTTAAAGAGAACAGCGACTTTGTCTTTATAAGAAGCAAAAGACTCTTCGGAACTTTCTAAACCATTAAGTTCTTTTGCTAAAATAGCTCTATCAGAATCATCAAATTCATATTCTTGATCTAGAATTGACATTCTTGTATTAAAAAGATCTTGTGAAGCTTGAGCTTTAACAGCAGTCTCGATTTCTGTTAACTTGGCAACAGCTTGATCTAAATCAGTACGAAGTTTTTCAGCATCAGCAACAGCTTTTGCCTTCTCTTCTTCGGCGGCAGCTAATTGAGCCTTAAATTCGTTGTTTTTGTTTTTGATGCTTTCAGCGATCTGCGCTGAAATGCTAGCGACGGCTTCTTCACTGAATTTTGCAGTGTCTTGCTTTTCTGCAAGAACCGTCTTTAATGCGGATATAATTTGTTCTAGATCCATAATTTTTGTTTTATTAGTAATTACAGTATTATCGTTATTATGTGAAAATTTTTTATTAATTAAATCTAATACATCAGAAGAATTGACCTCAATCGATTCTGGTTTTTCGTTTTCTTCAGGCGTTTTAACGCTTGATGCTCCGTCATCAATAATCACGCCTTGAACATCAGCCGCAGGATTCGTTGTAAATCCAATACCCAATGGATAAATTCTTCCTGTTACTAAACGGTAAACAGGAGTACCATCATTTAATTTACCGGGACCATCAAAACCTTTTAGATATTTCTTAAACTCATTGATATGTTCTTTTTTGCTGATGATTTCAGCATCTTTTAAATCTAAGCTTCCAACAGCAATGAGATAATCGTTAAATCCAATTTCCCAACTTGCGCTAATTCTTTGATATAAATTTGATTCTGGATCGTTTGAACTTTCTAATGCGTCCGCAAAGTCTCTATCAATCGTTCTATAAACAACAGCTGCTAAAGCTATATTAAAAGGATTTAAACTTCCCTTTACATCTTCTTCAAACAATAATTTATTATCATCGAAAGAAGAAAACGCAGAATTAACAATATGACCAACTACTCTTTGTTTCTTGTGCTCAATATTAGTTGGTTTATGAATAAAATATTTTTTAAAAGCAATCGCAGTATTTGTATCAATGCCATCTCCATTCTTATTAAATTTATTAACAACAGCCGCATTAAATGCAGCACCAACCAAATCAATATTTTTATCTAAATTGACAGAAGATGGAATTAATGATTTGAGAGGCTCTAATGAAGCGACAGACAAAAGAGCGTTGTTTTCAAAATTTAATGATGCTGTAACAATATTCTCAAATTTTGTTTTATAAAGAAACATAAATAATATATATATTTACACAGAATATTTTGTACTGTGATATAGCAAACTGGCAGAATAAGTATCTAACTGATGTTCTGCTGCAAGTTCTTGTATTGAATTTAAAATACCTAATTTATCTAAAACAGAAGGATCATTAACAACTTGGCTTGCTAATTCGCTCCATTTATTATTTTCAGCACCAATAATAATTGCTTCGCTAATACCAGCAGCTATTTTCTTTTGATCGCTAGATAAAAATTTCTTTGAATATTTTTTCTTTAATGCTACTTCTACTAAAGCGTTTAAATTTTTTGTTTCACTCATTGTTTTAGCAATAGCTTCTTTAGCAAATACAGAAGCTTTTGCGCCAATTGGTCTACCTCTTTCATTAGGAGTAGATGTTTTCTTTATTGGTGCGGCTGAAGGAATATTAGGAATAGGCGGTGGTATCATTGGAACACCACCAACAATCGGATTATAATAACCCTGTTCTCTTTGTTGAACAAATTTTTCTTGAGCGGCAACTAATTCTTCAGGGGTTGGATAAATACCCGTTTCAATAACTCTAAGACCTTCTTCAGGAGGTAGAATGCCAAGTTCCATCATTCTCGTAACAACACGATTAAATTGAGTTTCATCTTTAATAGAAACTTCTTCAAACTTCGCCTGTGGGCATTTACCTTTAAATCCTAAATTTCTAAAAATTAAATCAAGTTGCGGTTGCAAGAAATCATTAAGGAATGCATTTCTCGCTTCTTTTAGTCTTTCAAAAAATACTTGAGCTTTAACTGTTGTATTTGCAAATTTTTCAGAACCAATTAAAATATTTTGCAAACCTTCTTTAATATCTTCATTAACAATTTTATATTTTTCATATCCTAATACTTTATTCATATCAGGAATCAAGAATTCTGCTTTAGTTGTGTAATCTGCGACAAGTACGCGACCAACAGATTGATTGCGTAAAAGATTTTGCATTGCTTGAATATTTTTATGATTAATTCCACCTTTAGATGGTTCATTACCCATCGTAATTAATAGAATAACATTCTCAATTGTGCGACAAATAGCTTGATCAATCTTTTTCATTTCCATTTTAAAATTGATATCATCAAGAACTGCAAATCCAAAAGGAACAGCAAAAGGTTCGTAATCCTGCTTCTTATAAAAAGAATATATAATA